AAATTTAATTTAATTATTTATGAGTACAACTAAAAGAAAGACGACTCGCAAGAGAAAATCTAAGTATCATGTAGGTCGCATTCCAGTAAGTCAGATTGAGTTTATTAGAAACTTAACAACTGATGACGTTAATGAAATCCAAGCAACTTTTAAAAAGGAGTTTGGAAAACTGTTAAAGACAGAGACTATTGCTAAGTATCGCTCAGGAGTCAACACTTTAAACAACAGAGAGTTTACTGTAACTATCAACAAAGATGGTAAGAAGTATTCTCTAAATGAGTTCTTCACCATGAGAATGCAAAATTCTTTTGATGAGAACATGACCTACGTCATGGACAACGTCTACAGACAGTTGAGAGATGGCATTTCTTAAATTAAGAAAGCTTGAAACAGGTGTACACATCTACTCCTACACAGGGGTAGATGGCGTATGCCATGTAAAGGCTTTGAGTAAGAACGAAGTCTACAAGATGAATGTATGTTGGAGCAAACTAAAACATTCACTATCATCATTAAACGTGGCTACATTTACAGAACTAAACAAGTCATGTAAGACTTGTGGATCCAAACTAGGTGTAGATTGCGGTGATGCCGAACCAGACTACGATGACAACTATTGTAGTGAAGGCTGTTATGAATCTAGAAATTTAGACTATTGTTAAACAACTGATTATGAGTAGAACTAAGGAAATGCTAGAAGAAAGTTGGTATGAATATCAAGGTAGAATCGAGCTAGATTGGATGGAACAAGAGTATTTTAACTATATTGCAAACCCTAAAAAGCGAAATTATGAAGATAAATTTGAAAACAAGGAAGCAGTCCCACATCTCGAAAGTCAGAGACCATATATTTTACCAACACATGAAGATGACAAGAGAGACAAAGGGTATAGACGAACTGAAGGGAAAGGAACTAAACCAAAAGGTTAAAGAACTTCAGTCAATTTCCAGGAGAATGAAAGAGTATCAGAAATATTTAAACCTATTACTATTTTGAAAACAATCGGAGAACTACAACCAATAGATGAGGATTTCTTGTCAGCGCAAGTTAAGGCTCTCAAGGATCACCTAAACCAATCAGAGACAAAGGTGATTAATCAGCAGTTTGAGATTGATAGGTTAAACGCTAGAGTTGATATGCTCAACATAGTTGTTTCTGAATACAAGGAGTTATTAGATAATTACAAGAAAAGACTTAATATAAATGACTGAGTGTAGAGAATATATGCTATCTGTTTTATGGAGGTCACTAGACCCAATAGACAAGATCACCTATCTAGATGGAAGTGAACAGTATTTTATTCCTAGACTAAAGATAGAGAAAGTTGGGGACAAGGAGTATGAACTTTTATACACCACTAGAGACATTTACAGCCCCGTAGAGGACTTTTTAGTGGAGTATGCATACCATACATCATTGAGACAGCTTTCGGACTCTCTAATCTTCTCTAATGCCTTCGATAGGCTTGAGGAAATCGAGAGTGATGGTAAGCAATTATCAGACAAGGCTATTGATGCCTTAAAAACCAAGGTGAAAGCCTTCAATAATAAAAACATATTACATTTAAATCAAATAAAACTAAATTATGGCAACAAACAGAGAGAAGATAGCGAAGCTATACAAGAAGTATGACCTCACTCCAGATGAGGTATTTAAACACCAACACTACACGATCATTACTCGTGCAGGTATCGACAAGATACAAGGTGTAGAACAAATCAAGATACATTACGATGTTATTGAATGCAAACCAGAGTTTGCAGTTGTAAAGGCGAATGCTGAAAAGCAAGACACTACGATACAGACCTTTGGTTCTGCCCTTAAGGGAGACTATAAGAGTGGTAACTGCAACACATGGTATGTTATGGAAATGGCAGAGAAACGAGCAATGTCTCGTGCTGTACTGAAACTCACAGGGTTTTATGAACTAGGAGTTTTTGGGGAAGATGAATCTGAGGACTTTAAAAGAAAATAGTTATGATAGGATTTTTAGCAAACAACACCTACTTAGATCACACTACTTGTAATCTCGCTGGCTTGGAATTGATTAAAGTTTATTATCATAAAAAGAACAGGTATGCTCTTGTGACGAAACTAAGATCTCAGGTAGAGGGATTATATTTCGATGAGAATGATTTTGATTGTTATTACATACCACATGAAGGAGGGTTTACCACTGCTCACTATATTAAGTATGAGGCAAGGAAAACCAGATCAATAGACGCTAAAAAGTACGCTAAGGATTTGATACATCATATAAACATGGAAAACGATCATGAAGATGATTTTGGTTTTTTTACTAATACAATCACAATGGCAGACTATAAGAAACAAAAGAGCAATGAAAAATCTAACACATAACAAAATTAATTTCTCAGAAATTGAGAGGTTGTCCGCTAAAAGGGGGTATTTTGTGGACAATAACGGACAAATGTATACTCCAAACGGAACTTTAGTGCAAACAAAAAACAAACAAGGTTACATAAAATGCACAGTATCTGTCAACGGAAAGAACAAAACACTAACAGCTCACAGACTTGTGGCATACAGCAAGTACAAGGAAAAAATATATGAGGCAGGAGTTCTTGTTCGTCACTTAGATGGAGATAAACTAAACAACAAATACGACAACATATCTATTGGTTCAAACTCAGATAATTCCTTAGATGTCCCAGCTGAGGAAAGACTTGCAAGGGCTATAAATGCATCTAAAAAAACTATTAAATACGATGCCGATGAAGTATATAATTTTTACATTAAGTGTGGAAAGTCAAGAAAAAAAACTCAAGAGCACTTTAACATCTCAAGCGGTGGTACACTACACTATATACTAAAAAACAGAAAAATTAGAAAAGCATGAGCACAATTTCATTTGATAACTATCTGTTTAGATGCTCGTCCATTAGTAAGTTAATGACGAATCCGAGGAACAAGAAGGACCTGCTTTCTGTAGGCACGAGAACTTACTTGGGCGAGATATTTAAAGAACAGTTATACGGAAAGTCTGGAGTGATACAGTCAAAGTACCTAGACAAAGGGATCATGGCTGAAGAAGAGGGTATTGAGATGTATGGTAGGCATATATCAAGAGACGTTGTAAAGAATACAGAAAGGTATAACAACGACTACATAACTGGTGAGCCAGACCTCTTTGCAGACACCTTGGTAGACATAAAGTGCTCCTGGAATCACACAACATTTCCCTTAACTAATGAAGAAGTGCCAACAAAAGATTACTATTGGCAACTCCAAGGATACATGGCTCTTACAGATTTTGAGGAATCAAAGCTTGTTTACTGCCTTGTTGATACTCCTGATGAATTAATCTTCGATGAGATGAAGAGGATTAGATCTAAGCTGGGTATGATTGACCTACCAGAGGAACTCGAACAAGAGGTTTGGGACTCTCATAAGTTTAAGGACATTAACCCTAAGCACAGGATAAAAGAATTTGTGGTTGAAAGAAACCAAGAAGACATAGATGCAATCTATAACCGAGTTGAGTTAGCACGAGGCTATCTCAATGATTTAAATCAATTATTAACTTAAATTTTATTTACTATGGCACAGCCAACAAACAAAGAGCGTATCGCTCTAAACGTAACTGAGTTAGGAAAACTCATCAAGGAATCACCAAAATCTGTAACCGACAGCGACAAGTATGGTAAGAGTGTTTGGTTTGATCTAACAACTTGGGACGATGGTTCTAAGTCTCTATCTGGATACAACCCAGAAACTAAGAGTAGATACAACCTCGGAAAGGTTTTTCCTCCAAGAGACAACCCTAACAACAGTACACAGACTCCACAACAAGCCTCTACTATGGCTCAAGCAACGGACGACTTGCCTTTTTAATGATTTGTTTTTAGTTAATGCAAAGTGATCTTGGCACATGGAGGGTACCAGGCAAGTGTACCCTCTGTCAAGATATTAATAAACCAAACTATATAATTATGAAATTACAACTAGAAAGACTTGAGATTACTGAAAGTGGTAGAAAAGATGCCATAGTCAATATATGCAACCATTACTTTCATCCACACAATGTCCTAGACGACATGAATAAAAGAACTAGACCATTGGTAGAGAGGAGGATGATGACAATGCTTCTTTTAAGAAACTTTGCTCGTAGACTTTCTCTTGCTGACATAGGTCAAGTTTTTAAAAAAGACCATGCAACTGCGTTGCACGCTGTAAAAACAATGAGGAATTTAATTGAGACAGATGTAAGGCTTCAGACTCAGTATATATCCTTAAGAAATCAAATTATATCTGAGATAGGAAAAGAAGGAGAGGTAGAAGATACTTTTTCTAAAATAAAAAGACTAAACAGAGTGCTAATAAATAGAGATATAACTAGACGTGGTATTCTTATAGAAATAAGTAGAGAGTTGGAGTACTTTCCTGAGCATTATAAAAGAAAAGTATATAATAAAATTGAAGAATGTCTGAATCTTTTATAACACTTAGCAGGAAGATACTTGAGTGGGAGTGGTATACAGACCCTAACACAATGAGACTTTTTATCCATTGCCTTATAAAAGCAAATTGGAGAGAGAAGGAGTGGATGGGTGAAACAATCAAAAGAGGGACCTTTATTACTTCTGGAGATAAACTATCTGATCAACTTAACCTTTCAAGGAAGCAAATACTTACTTCTCTAAAAAAATTAAAAAAAACTGGAGAAATAATCACAAAAGGGTACAACAAATATACTCTCGTAACTGTTGTAAAATATGATGATTACCAAAAAATTAACAAGGAGGAGGGACAACAAAGGAACAACAAAGGCACAACAAAAGCACAACAAAGGGACACAACTAACAATAATAACAATAGTAACAATACAACAAAAGATTATTTAAATTATAAGGGCGTTGCCCAAAACTTTGAAGAGGTGATGCAAGAGGAACAGTATATCAACTTCATAACTGATAAGTTTAACATGTCTAAAGGCAACCTAGAAAAGTATTATATAGAGTTTAATGAACACCTTGAGCACACCCTTGATACTGTGAAGAGCCAAAAAGAGTATGTAGCACACTTTTTAAACTGGTACTGTAACAAGTACAAAGTAGACAAGAAAACAGGAAGACCCAAACTAAGAACAAAGAACTCATTATGAAAACAATTGAATGGAATGAAATAAACCTTAAAGGTAAATCATCTGGGCAGATAAAAACAACATGCCCTGCGTGTACTCCAGAGAGGAAGAATAAATCAGACAGATGCTTAAGCGTTAACATAGCTAAGGGTGTCGCTAAGTGTCATCACTGCGATGCTATATCCATCAAGGATAGCAAGCCCTTGGTTCAAGACATGGTCTATAAGCTACCAGAGCAGACATGGAGAAACTACACAGAGATGTCTGATGGCATGGTTAAGTTCTGTGAAGCTAGAGGTATATACCAATCAACCCTTAAGGAATTAAACGTAACGGAAGAGGTATACTATCAGCCACAAGCAGAAAAGAAGATGAACAACATTGTGTTCAATTACTTTGAAGGCGATACCCTTGTGAAGAAGAAGTATAGATCTGGTGGCAAGCACTTTACACAAACGGCACAGACTAAATCAATATTCTACAACATCAATGCCGCTATCGGGCAAGAGGAAGTTTTTATTGTTGAGGGTGAGTTTGATGTACTTGCAATGCATCAGTGTGGATTTAAGAATACAATCAGTATTCCTAATGGCGCAAATGACAATGATGACTTTTGGATCAACTCAGAGAAGTACATGCAAGATGTCAAAAAGTTTTACATTGCTACAGACAACGATGAAAAGGGAGAGATTGTCGCTGACAAGATAGCACAGAGGTTAGGTAGATACAGATGTGTTCGTGTTTTTTTTGAAGACAAGGATGCTAATGGAGATCTACTAAAGGGTGGAAGTGATCTAGTAAAAGAATCGATTCTAAATGGTAAAAGATACCCTGCATCAGGAACATACACGGCTAAAGATTTAGCAGGAGGCATATACGATCTTTACGAGAACGGACTTCCAGAGACCCTTTTTCCTAAGCACAAATGTTTTGGTAGATTGAAGGAAGTGTTCTCTGTAATGAGAGGACACCTTGTTGTTTCAACAGGCATACCATCACATGGTAAGTCAAACTTTACAGAGTGGTATGTTATGAACCTTATGAGGGACTACAACATGAAGGCTTCATTCTTTTCTCCAGAGCACAGTCCAATGGCTTTGCATCAGACTCAGTTTATTGAGAAGTTTTATGGAAGAAACTTTTGGGGTGATACCCATAACAGAAAAAGGATTACAAAGCAAGAGGTTCAGAGATATGTTGAATGGGCTAACGAAAGGCTTTACATAACCGCACCAGATGATGGAGAGTTTCCTACTTGGAGTTGGCTACTTGAAAAGTTTAAAGAGCAAATGTTTATTTATGGGGTAGATATATTTGTTATTGATGCCTTCAATAAGCTAGAGTACGATAAGTCAAATGACTCTGAGTTAAGTAAGATAAAGAATGTACTCACTAAGCTGACTATGTTTGCACAGATGAACAACGTGATAATATTCTTAGTGGTACACCCTAGAAAGATGATTAAGAAGGACAACGATGATTACGCACTACCAACTCTTTACGACTGTTCTGGATCTGCTGACTTCAGAAACCAAACACACGATGGGTTTACTATCTATAGGCACTTTACTGAAAATGATAAAGAGGGTATAGATGTAAACGATGTAGAGTTGGTTGTTCAGAAGGTAAAGATGAAGTTTCAAGGGGAGATAAACGCACTTGAAAGGTTTAGGTTTGACTCAGCCTCTGGAAGATATTATGCCAAGAATCAAGACCCAACTACATTTGAGTTTGATAAAGAGGAGGTTGAAGGGGTTCCAGAGATGTCACTAGACAAAGCGTTTGGTGTGGAAGATGATGAACTACCATTTTAAATATAAAAACTATGAAAGAATTTACACACGAAAGATTTCCATCCTATGTGGCTCCCTGGAAAAAAGTAGCTTGGTTTAAGGAATTTCCTCATCTAAGCAAAACATCTTGCTATTATTTGAATAATTATTTTGACTACCATTATGATGTCGAAAAGCACAATGTTGGTGTTATAAAACTACAATTTTCTGATGGGGAATTTGTATTGACTTCGTCTAAGGTTTCCTTAAGAAGACGATTGAGTGAGTTAGTAAGCAATGCGGTAACTTTTTCAGAGTATAGAAAAGCTACTCCTTTAGAGATTTCAGTCGGAGTTAGACTATATAAGAGGGAGATGATTCAGGTGTTCAAGCTATCGGATAACGCAGAAGATAAAAAGGAAATACAAAAAAAACTTTCTGATGGGAAGACCTAAGAAACAGCCAACATCTAGCTTTGTAACAAAGCACATTCATCAGAATGCAATGGCTTTCTGTGTATCAAACGGCATAACTATATATCCAAAACTGACTAAGGATAATGAATATATGTTAAACATAAGGATTGATAGGAATGGTCTAATAAAAAACATAGAATCTCCTTTAACATATAAGAAACATCAGCTCTCAGGGAAGATTTATGAGCTTTACTTGCACTACTTTATGAAGATGGCAGATGCGGATGTGATAAGAAAATCACGAAAAAAATACATAAGTTTCAAAAATAATACATAAATTTGTTAAAATGAATACAATAACCTTGTACCAAAGAGAATATAATAAAATAAAACAACCCCAATTTGATATTCAAGAGTTGGACGTAAATGCATTTTGCGAAAGGATAACAGGATTTAAAACTAAATCTGAAAAAGAAAAGATGGATGCCTTGTTAGAGCTTGATACTATGCTTTACACTCAGCTTGGAACTGACTCAAGCCTTAAAGATAAGAGGGAAACTAAAAAGAAGTCTAGGATAATTTACAGGGCGATTAAATCCTTCAATAAAGAGATTGGAGACCAACTACTCCAGCACATGGATCCAGATGTATGACACATAGAATTAGGTTCATAGAGAGATTAAGAGACAATCTACATTCATCAGTAGACAGGATAATCGACTCTCTATACAGACCTGATTTTACTGAGACAAAAACTACAATAGCTCAGACAAAGGTTGATCTGGAAAGACTTCAAAACCAAATAAAAGAAGATGACTGATCAAAACCAACAAATTAAAGATTTAGCAAAAAACTATTTTAAGGATGGACACAGGAGTCCATCAGAGATAGCAAAGTATATTCATGAAGATCTTCAAATAAATTCAGAAGACAAAACAGTAGAGTCTACAAGAAGGTATGTTTCTAAGATTTTACAAAAGATCACAAGAAGCGAAGAGCAACCAGCTTTAGCTAGTGCTTGTGAGGAGAGGGGTATTGACATTAGTAGTGTAGGTATAGCGTGGTCAAAGGATAAGAAGTGGTCAATACAGTTTAAACCAAACAAAGACAGCGGTCCTACGTTTGAACAGATGCTTGAAGACCACATCGATGCTGTTAAAAATCACACATTTAGCTATGAAAAGATTGAACGAACAAACAATCCTGATGGGTGTTTACTTGTTATTGATCCTGCTGATGTACATATTGGCAAGTTAGCCTCATCGTTTGAAACTGGAGAGGATTACAACTCACAGATTGCAGTCCAAAGAGTTAAAGAAGGGGTAGAAGGAATACTAGAAAAAGCGTCAGGATTTAAGATTGACAAAATTGTGTTTGTTGCAGGTAATGATATCTTGCACATAGACACCCCTAAGAGGACGACTACGAGCGGAACTCCACAAGACACAGATGGAATGTGGTACAACAACTTTTTAATCGCTAAGAGGCTCTATATTGACGTCTTAGATACACTGATACAAGTTGCTGATGTACACTTCATGTTTAATCCATCAAACCATGACTACCAGAGTGGGTTCTTTTTAGCTGACTCGATAAGCTCCTGGTACAATAAATGCGAAAACATTACCTTTGACACTTCAATCGCACATAGGAAGTATTATCGATATCACACAAACCTTATCGGAACTACGCACGGAGATGGAGCAAAGATGCAAGACCTACCTTTGCTTATGGCGCAAGAGGCTAGAGAAGATTGGTCAGCGTCAAAGAACAAGTATGTCTACATTCATCACATACACCATAAGATGTCTAAAGACTTCATCGGGGTCACTGTTGAGGCTCTTAGATCTCCATCTGGAACTGACTCCTGGCACCACAGAAAGGGCTATCAGCACGCACCTAAGGCTGTTGAAGGCTTTATTCATTCGAAAGAACACGGACAGATGGCAAGACTAACACATTTATTTTAATTTAAAACTATGAAAGATTCAAACTATTACAAAGAAAGAAGAGACAAGATTTTAGATCAAATTATAGATCTAAGAGAGGAGTATAAAAATTGTTTTCCTAAAGAAAAAGAAGGAGAGCTCCCAAGAGCTTTTATCATGAAAACTGCGAATGAAGTATTAAAATACGCAAGTACGCTAGACCCTCAACCATCTATACCTCAAAGATACTTAGTTGATTTAGCAGAAAATCTGCCTGTACACATGAAAATAAATAGCCTTGTAGCCTTAATTGAAAGAGCATACGATGTGACTAAGCAAGAGAGAGAATTTTTATACTCAATTGAAAAAGATTATACCTTATAAATTAATGACACCTCACGATATAGCTAGATTTATTTCTGTTGCTGTTGCAATAGCCTTGTGGGTTTACTTTTTTTATAGCTCAAGAAATGGATTTAAGTAGACAAACTAGAATATGTGATTGCTGGCTTGATGTGGGTCAGTGTGAATGTGAAATTATAAATAAAGAAAATGAAGGAAAGCAGGCTAATTCAAATGGAAAGATCAATAAAGAACCTGGAGGGTCAGATGTTAGCGGTGATAGGGCAGCTACACAACCTAAAAGACCTCTCGGTTGGGACGCTAGAGACATTAAAACGTATGGATGGGTATCAAAAAGCGGTAGATCAATTGAAGGAAGATATACAAACAGATTCTGGGAAGAAGAATGAAATTGGATCCAAAGAGAATAGTATTCAATAGGAAGCTGACTTTGTCAGAGGCGGTGAAAGCCTACACCATATTGAATGAAACTTTATTCTTAGATGATCATGATTCATACTACTACTACGTCATAGTCAAGAATGACTTTGATATATTCATTGAAACTATAAATGATGTAGAGGTGTATTGGCTTGCCAACAAGCTAGAGATCACCGACAGACAGGCTGTAATGTGTTTATGTGAGTACCCAACCTTCTGGGAGGACTTAAAGGATCATCTTTATATGTGTGATATAAATGGCTACAAAAAGTACAGTGTGTTTACAAAGGGAGACTTGATGGGTACTGATGACAGAACCTGGGATCAGTATATAGGAAGTGATGAAGAAGACGCTCTACAGTTCTATACGGAAATACTGCTGATAGACGATATTATATCAGTTATAGAATCAGAAGATGAGATATAAAAGAAGAAAGGGTGGAAGACAGATAACTAGATCCACCAAGGTTAAAGAAGATGGTATTGAGTTTGCCTCCAAGCTAGAGCTGTATATGTACAGAGCTCTCAAGAAGGCTAAGATTAAAAACAACTATGAAGGCAAAACGTTCACTATCATCAACGGTTGTGACTTTCCTATGGCATCCTATGAAAAGACTAAGTCTAAGAAAATACTACACGATAGGGGTAACAAGAAACTATTAGGAATAAAGTATACACCAGACTTCATAGACGTTCAGGACCCTCCTAGATTCATTATAGAGACTAAGGGTAACCCAAATGAGAGCTTTCCTATACGCTGGAAGCTGTTTAAGATGCATTTAGT